GATTGATGTAAAAACTGGCAAACCTTGTGGTCGTTCAAAAGGCGAGAAACGAGGCTATCCAGCTTGCAGACCAAGTAAACGTGTATCAAGTAAGACACCTAAGACTGCTTCAGAGATGTCAGCAGCCGAAAAAGCAAGGTTTAAACGTGAAAAAACAGGTAGTAAGAAGATAAGTTATCAACATAGACGTAAAAAGAAGAAAAAATAACTGTGAAAAACGCAGTTTCAAGGTAATATATTGTTATAAGTAAATTTTTCTTAGAATCATGGCATTTTTTCGTGGCGAAGAAGGCTCTGTATCATTTGATAACGGAACTGGATCAGTTGGAGCTATAGCTTCTACAACAGCTTGGACTTTAGATACAACAAAAGATACTCTTGAGTGTACTTCTCATGGAGATACATCAAGAAAGTATGTAGGATCTTTAATTTCTGGTTCTGGTACTGTTGATCTCCTTTATACAGCGACTTCTGGTGATGACACTGCTGAAATTATTTCAGATGTATTAACAACAGAAGATGCTGGTGATGCTACATTCAATTTGTTTCTAGATACATCAGGTACAAAAAAATTAAGTTTTAACGCAATTATTACAGGAACTTCATTTAGTTCTACTGTTGGAGATATTTCTACAGTATCAGTTAGTTTTGTAACTAATGGTGCTATTACTTCTGCTATCTAATGCCTAAAGGATCTTATTCGAGCAAGCAACGCAAACTTGCTGCGGTTGCTCCACCACGGGATAAGATCACGGCTGCGGATCTTAAGAAACTAAATGCCAAAAAGAAAAAACGTAAAAAGAAGTGAAACTTACCACTCGCCAAAAAAATAAACTTGAATTACATTCTGAACACCATAGCGATAAGCACATGGAGTTTATGAAAAGGCGAATGAGAGCAGGAGATACTTTTATTCAAGCCCATAAAAAGGCACAGGCAAAGGTGGGCAAATGAAAAAACGTAAAGGAGTCAGTTTATCTGTAGGTCGAGGAGAAAAATCCAAAAAAGGTGGACTTACAGCTAAAGGTCGTGCAAAATACAATCGTGCTACTGGTAGTAATTTACAAGCACCTGTTACTGAAAAGAACCCTACTGGTAAAAGAGCAGCTAGAAGAAAATCATTTTGTGCTCGTATGAAAGGAATGCCTGGACCATTGAAAGATAAAAAAGGCAGACCTACAAGAAAAGCGTTAGCTTTAAAACGATGGAGGTGTTAGATGACTTATTCAATTCCTGGTGATTACAGAACAAAGGTACAAACCTCTACTACTATTGGAGATATAGACAGTCCTTTTACTAGAACAAGAGCAGTTCTAGACATGATGAAAGGTTGGGAAATAATGAAGGCGGTTACTGAAGGAACTGAATATCTAAGAGAAAATAGTGAAGCATTTTTACCATTAGAACCAAGAGAAGATTACACAGCATATATGGCTAGAGTAAATCGTGCTGTATTTTCTCCTTTCACACAAAGACTGATAAGAGCAGCTACTGGTCTTGTATTAAGAAAACCAATAAGTCTTATAGGTGATCCTTATTGGACAGAGACTTTTAAAATGGATGTTGATGGTTGTGGTTCAGATTTAGATGAATATGCAAGAAGAATACTGATGTGTTCTCTTACTTATGGTCAAAGTCATATTCTTGTTGATTATCCTTCACCTTCTGGAGCATTAAGTCTTGCAGAGGAAAGGCAACAAAATCGTAGACCTTATTGGATCGAAGTAGATCCTACAAATCTTTTAGGTTGGAGGTTAGATAGAGAGTCTAACTATGGAAACTTAATACAAGCAAGAATTGCAGAAAAAGCTGTTTTGCCTGATGGTGATTTTGGAGAAAAAGTTTATGATCAAGTAAGAGTTATAGAACCTGGCAGTTACAGAGTTTTTCGTAAAAAAGATCAGATTGATGCAATGTATGATGTTGATGATAATTCATATATGGGTGAATTTAGTACGGGAACAACTGGAGAAGATTATAAATTAGCTGAATCTGGTAGTTTTTCTCTTGGTGAAATACCTTTAGTTACTATTTATTCTGGTAAAACAGAAAATTTAGTAAGTAAGCCACCTTTACTTGATATTGCATATCTCAATCTTGCTCATTTTCAAAGACAGGCTGATTTGATTCATAGTTTGCACGTTGCATCTCAACCAATGCTCGTTATGGAAGGATATGATGATCAGACTAAAGATCTTGCTATATCTGTTAACTATGCAATGGCAACTCAACCTGGTAATAAAATTTATTATGTAGAGCCAGCTTCTAGTGCTTTTGATGCTCAGTCTGCTGAAATAAAAGAATTACAGATGCAGATGGCTACTCTTGGTATTAGTACTTTAAGTCAACAAAAATTTGTAGCTGAATCTGCTGATGCTAGAAGACTAGATCGTGTAGATACAAACTCTATGCTTGCAATGGTTTCTATGGAATTAGAACAGAAATTACAAAAATGTTTTAATTTTTCTGCTGAGTATGTAGGTATTGAACCACCAGAAGTAAAAATTAGTAGAGACTTTGATATTGAAAGGTTAATTGGTCAAGATATTACAGCTTTAACATCATTATTTGATCAACAAGTTATTGATAGAGAAGAATTTAGAGATATTTTAGTTCAAGGTGAAGTACTTCCTAGTGCCAATCAGACAGAATCAAGTTAGTATACTATTATATAAATAAATTTATAAAGCTTATGGCTAAATCTTTAGACAAAGTGCTCCAACCCGATGGAACGTATAAGTGGGAACTTGTAGAACCAACTTTATCTGAAAAGATGGGTAATGGTGCTGAAGCTCCTGTTGCTTGTCCTGCTCCAAAACCAAAAGCTACTAAAAAGAAAGCTACTAAAAAGAAAACTACTAATCCATTATCTGAATAATTTATGTCAATAGAAGAAAAAGTGATTGAGCAAACACCAAAAACTCCTACACCAGAAGTTAGTACACCAACCCCACCTGTAAATGATTTAGCTAAACAGTTACAAGAGGCAAATGAACGTGCTGCAAAAGCAGAAGCATTAGCTCAACAAAAAAGTAAACTTGCTGAAGAGACAGAACAGAAGTTTAAAAATGCTAAGAGTAAAATTGGTCAATATTATGATGATAGAAATAAGGCATTAGAAGATCAGGGAATGTATAAGCCTTTATGGGAAGAAGCAAATAAAACTAATCAAGAAATGCAAAATGAAGTAAATGCGTTAAAACAACAAATACAAGATTTGAAAAGTTCTAATGAAGCTGCAAGCACTAAAACAGAAGCTTTAGCTGCTATTAGTAATCTTGGAGCTATAAATGCAGAACAAACTTTGTCATTGTTACAGGGAAAATTACAAAAAAATGCAGAGGGTCAAGTTGTTGTTCTTAATGGTGGAGTTGAACAGAATCTAACAAATTATCTTACAGGTCTTAAAAATCCTGGTAGTGGTTGGGAGCATCATTTTAAACCTAGTTCTGCTGCTGGTATGGGAGCAAAGCCAAGCCCAGTTGCTAATGCAGGAAGTGGACAGCCAAATCCTTGGAAAACAGGCAATGTAACTCAACAAATGCTAATATCAGAACAAGATCCTCAGATGGCAGCCGTGCTGAAACAAGAGGCTCAGAACACTTAAAAAAAGGTAATTTCTATAAATCCGTGATTTAGGAATTTGCTATCAAGTCCGTGATTTGAAAAGTGTTACCAAGTCCGTGACTTGGAAATGTAAAACTAATTTCTAAATAAGCCAATGGCTGCTCCGTTTCAGAATTATACTGGCGGTGTCCTATTAGCGGACATCGTTAAAAGAAATAATTTTAGTGCTTACGTTTCTCAAGCTATCAAAGAACGTAGCCTATTTATACAGTCTGGTGCTGTAGTTCGTAATCCTTTGCTTGATGCAAGTGCAGGAGGAACAAGAATACAGGTTCCAGAATTTAACCCAATTGCACCAACTGAAGAAATTTTAGATGGTACAGGTACTTGGGGAACAAGTGGTGCTGGTTATCTAACACCTCAAAAAATCGGTACAGATACGCAGATTGCAACTATCTGTCATAGAGGTTTTGCTTATGCTGTTGATGATGTAGCTGTATTAGCTGCTGGTGAAGATCCAATGGGTCACATCAGAAATCAACTTGCAGATGCAATCAATAAATTGAACTCTGTTCGTTTATTTGAAACTCTTACTGGTTTATTCCATACTGCTCTTAATGGTCATCGCCTTGAGAAGCAAGTTGGTAGTTCCAGTGCTTCTGCTGAAGCAAACTATCTTACTGCTGCTACTGTTGCAGAAGCTCGTTCTCTTATAGGAGAAAGAGGAGAAGAACTTGATCTTCTTATAGTTCACCCTGCGGTTGCTTACTATCTATACCAGGTAGGTCTATTAACATTCTCAACATCTGCTCTATCAACTGGTGGTTCAGTAACTTGGGGTGGTGGTGGAGTTGGCGTAACTGACAGATCAATTGGTCAGTTTGCTGGTTGCACAGTTGTAATCGACTCTCAAGTAAACATCAACGATCCAACATCTAGTGGTAATCGTCAAGAGTTCCGTTGCTACTTAATGAAGTCAGGAACAATTCTTGAAGGTAATCAGTCTGAGTTAGGTATAGAAGCAGAAAGAAACATCTTATCTAAGCAAGATGTTATGTCTGTTGACTACCATAGTGCTTATCACGTTATGGGTACTAAGTGGACAAACGCTGCTGATAACCCTGCTAACTCAGCACTTAGAACTGGATCTAACTGGGGTGTAACTTATGATATTGACCAGATTCCTATGGTTGAAATCTTTGTAAACACACCACTATCAAATGGTCTTAAGTCTTAATTTATATTAAGATTAAATTAGTGGTCAGAAACCTCATCAATTATTGGTGGGGTTTTTTCTTTACGCTACAATAAAACTAAATTACTTTATCAATCGTGGCAGCTACTATAAATGCAACTATAAAAAGTGAAACTGCAAATAGCTATGTCACATTGACTGAAGCTAATAGTTATTTTGAAACAGTTCCAGATTCTTCAACGTGGACTAATAAAACTGACGATCAGAAGAATAGAGCTTTAATATCAGCTACAAGATGGATTGATAGTTTTGTTTATTATGGAGATAGATGTGATGAGGGACAGGCATTAAAGTTTCCTAGAAATAATTATCAGGTAGATGGTGTTGAGTTAGCTTGTTCTACTATTCCTTTAAATATTAAATACGCACAATATGAATTAGCTAGAGCTTTAGCAAATGATACTGGTGCTATTACTGGTACAACTGGTAAAGATGGTAATTTTTCTGAAGTTAAGTTAGGGGATATTCAAGTTAAATATAATACCT